TGTCGAGGGCTTGACGTGGAAGAACGGTGGTCTCGAGACGAGTTTTGCGACTATGTCTTGAACGCCGTGACTTCAAAGAAAAGAACGGTCTCACGGGTTGTGCCAGTGGAGAGTGGCGGTAAGTGGAGGATCATCAGCATTCCTCCCCGAATTGACAATGCCTTACGCCCACTACATCACTCCATGTACGACCACATGTCCCATTTCAAATGGTTACTCAGAGGCGATGCGAAGGCATCGAGATTTGGTAGCTTCACTAAGACGGGTGAAGTATTTGTCAGCGGAGATTACGAATCCGCTACGGATAACCTTAGCTCTGAGGTACAGATGACCATTTTGAAAGCTGTCCTTGATGGTGCTGTCTCTGTCCCCCCTGGGATAAAACAGCACGCCGTCTCGACTTATTCTTCCCTTCTCTCCGGAGAGGGTCTCGAAGTAGAACAGTCTAGAGGTCAGTTAATGGGTCAGCTGACATCCTTTCCCCTTCTCTGTCTTGTCAATTACCTTGTCTTTAAGTATCATGTCCCTCGCGACGTGCCTTTGTTCATAAACGGTGACGACATAGTCTTCCGGGCCTCTCCTTCGGAGGCCGAACATTGGATGCAAGGTGTTGAGAAGTGCGGTCTCACTTTATCTGTGGGCAAAACGTTAGTCCACAAGAGATTCTTCTCCTTGAACTCAACAGCTTTTGACGCCGGTCTTCGCAACGTGAGGTACGTGCCTTTCGTTAGACCGAAGTCAATCTGGAGCATGAAGGAGACCGCCGCAGAGAGAGTTGCTAGCCTCGAGGGTCGATTTTATAGCTTGACTAGGGGATTTGGTAAGGATCGTGTTAGCACGTTCCAGTCCTTATTTTGTAGTCAGAACGCTTATGAGATTCATCTCTCGCGTAGGTCAGTGACTAGGGGGTTAGGCTTGTCGGTTAAGGAGGGAACCTTGCGTCGCTGTAAGCTGTGGGCCCGAGAGTTGTTCTACCTAAAGAATGACCTTGAACCGCCTTTGCCATACAACATGGAG